GCTTTATACAGTTAACAAAAATTAGACTTTAAAGATGGAGTGTTTTGCCAATGTTAGTAGGAAAAAACACACAAAAAAACCTATTCCCCTTTAAGGGGCATTGATTAAAATTTTGAATTGTAATCTAAATATTCTAAAAAGTCTATTTTTTGCCCCTTAGCGGATAATATTTGCTAAAGGTAGTAAAACCGTGTAATTAAGTTGGAACCAGTAAAAGTATATAACGAACAACATAGGGACTTTAACTGGTTTCCAAAGAAAAAGTTTATATTGATTATTGATTTTAATTTATGATTAAAATAAACAAGTTATATGTCGCTCAAATGAGCCAAAAAAAACACTATCTATGTTGTCAACATTAAAGTTGATAGAGCATAGAGTTGGAATAGTTTCGTGGGTCTCTTCTATTTAAAGGAAAGTTGCCCACAACCAACAAAATGTTATTAATTAAAACACTATCCATGTTGCTGATTGTTAAGTCAACAGAGCATGGAGTCGGAATAGTTTTGTAGGTCTCTCTTCGTTAAAAGAAAGTTGCCTACGACCGACAAAAATAATGTAGGGGGGGTTGTTTAAATGAGTGGTGTTCCACAAAGATATGAAAATTCAAAATCCGGACTAGCCGAACGATAGAATTGAATTTGTGGAACAGGCCCATTTGCGATTAAAGTGATTGCCGTTGCTGGCATACATAAATTATTCACTTCATCGAGTGGTGTAAATAATGAGGCATTATTGATTGATGTACAGTATGAGTTTGAGTAGAAAGGCACGTGAATTTCACCATACCCTTCAACAAGTGGTCTAACTTCTTGTATTATTGCTGAAGACATGTTTGCCTTCGATGTATTTGTAAGTGTCACTCTCTCTGCCGCTTTATTTACATAGCTTTGTTCTGGATTTAAGGCTATCGCATAGTCCTCCAGAGCGTTTATAATTTTGATATTTACACCACCACGTTGAAATGTATATAATGAGGATAAATATGTTAATATATCGAATGAATTTGCGTAAAGATTATTATTGTCATCCCATTTTGCTACACCCATGCAATGAGGATAAATTGTTAATGCGAGTTGTTCTTCCTCGACCGTCCCCAAAACTGTGATTTCGGGAAATGCTGTAGTGGCTGGTGCCGTCGTAAAATCTGATTTAGTTACTAATTGCATCTCGGGATCGCCAAAATTTGTCATATGTATACCAAAAAAGTCTGTTTTATCTGTAATTCTATATTCACCAGGCGCCAAAGCGTAATGTGTACCCTGGTAAACAACCGCGAATGATTTTGTCGCATTAACTGTTAAAGAACCCCCAGTTGGGAGTTTAAAATCGGCGAAAGCAGTCCCAGTGAAATCAGTTGTATTGGTTGCTGAAGCATAGGCAATAGTGCCAGTTCCAGCCGCAATGTTAAATGATTGTGTGGCATCAGGTATAGTATATATATATCGCGAAAATCTAGTTGCCCTACCAATTAATTGTTTTACATTTGTGATATCCTGTCCCATTGTGTGTTCGTCTGCCCAAACAGAAGAAACTGGCCTCTCAAATGTTATATCGTCTTGCAATGTTCTCTGATTATCTTGATTTGATTGTGTTCCAATTTGATGTCTAAATTTTCCAGAAAACGAAGCCACAGTATCTTTGTGCGTACTAGCATCACGAGGCATTACAGTGTTTGGCTCTACCAGATTAAAGGCAAAGTCAGAACCCATCGATCGTTCCACTATTACATCAAAGTTATCTGCGACAGTATCCGGCGCCACCAATGCGTTTAAAATGTCTACACCAAGTACTCCTAATGAGTTTGGCGCCGTAAATGTATTTAACCAAGGTTGAGGATATACAAAAGGTACCTCAAATTCAAAAGTATTTAATTCTTTAAGATCAACTATTTTACTATAACATGCATTTCGATCAACGCCCGATTGTTCAGTCGCTCCAGGACAGAACCACACACGAATACGACAAGAATGAAATTGAGTTTTAACTGCGCGGAAACTATATTTGATTGAGCCGCGCCATTTCTGAAACATATTTGCAAAAAAATTTAAATAATCTATAGGTGTACCAAGTGTTGATGTATAATTTGGAAGAACGGTTGGTCCCACGAGTGTTGAAAATACGCTCGTGCCACCAGCCTGCGATTTACTAATATTAAAATAATTGTGAAAACAAGGAATCGCTAAAATATGTTTAATATCCATCTCAGAAGGACCCGCATGTCCAAGAGATGCTGATTTAAGTGAATTATTTTTACTAATTGAAAGATTATGTGAAAATTCGCTGCCATCGGAATTGGTCATGTTGGGTAATGCCTTTTGCTTAAAATTCATTGTATTCTGATTACCTACTTGATGTGCCATTGTGCCATCAATTTTATCTAATAATTTTTGAAGCTCGGTTTGTGCCTTCCTAATCTTCGCCCTATCTTCTGTATCGACTCGCAAAAGCTGAGAAGATATTTCAGATAAAGGATTGTAGGTTGCTGGCACAAGACCCGTTGGAAAAGCTAATTCTGGTTTAATAAATCTAGCCATAACCTGTACAGACACAGTTCCGGAAGCAGCAACATCAGTTAATGGAGAATATACAGATATTGCAAAATCGCCAATGGTACCCTCCTTAGTTAATAAATTATAATATACAAAAGGTGAAACATAAGGAACTTCGAGATTTGCCCTAGTACCGTCCATTAAATCTAAATTGGTTCGAGGACAACCACTACGCATAACTATGCCCTCATTGCGCCTATGAAGGTCGTGTTTAAGAGTATTATATCTAGCGTTGGGCAAGTAAGAAATCATAAGATTACCAGCTTGGAAAGGTTGTTTATTTACTAATACTACTAATTCTACTCCGGCTCTAAAGCCAAAGAAATTCCTAGTCTTGGCCGCAATTGGGGCCAAATTTAATAATGCATCGGGAAATCTATAAGTCTTAAGGGCTTGTCCCCGAACGGACGTTTTAGTCCATGTAAAACTTTCTAATTCATACAACCTCTCCAGAAAATCTGGAATATCGTGATTTCTTAATTCTCCAACAGTTGATTGTAATGATTGACTATCTATATTCGTATTTACAAGTGAAGCAACTACTTGCTCCGTTGATCCTTCATCTTCCAAATGAGTAATTTGAATTTGTTCTTCAGTTTGTTCTGTAATTGATTGATTTGTTGCATTTTTCATTTCAGCAAGTTAATTTCTTAGGCAAAGTGACAACTTAATCGACTTTGCTGCACTGACTGTACCTGGGTTTTGTTGGGGCTGCCAACGTGGTACCCTGGTAGTAAATTGTATATACAATACCACATCGCTCAAGCAGCAATACTCGTCAACTTTAAAGTCAGAAAGTTGTCGTTAACGAGCAAGATCACACTTAAGCAAAAATTGTCCACGCCACATCAGTAAGATGCTTTGTCAACAATTTCTCCAGATCCCAAATCTTGAGATGCGTATATTTTGCATCCAAGCCGCACTGCATTGGTGGCATAGAGACTGATCCAATTCCTCTTTGCCTGCATGCTATGTTCAAATTCTTAAGAGCCCTCTCAAAGTTAAATGTATTGCGGGGCTTGTGCCAATACAAGTTTTTCGTTACCAGGTGAATCGTTTTAGAGTCGTCGCAAAATATGACGTCACCAATTTCATGTTTTGCCTTCTTCAATCTCTCTACTTCCGTCTGCGTCATCCTCTCAGCCACTAAGGCCTTCGCGAATCCTCGCGACATCTTCGCATCAGCTGATATACAGTGCACCACCCATTCGTTGGTAATCATTAAATCTAGTGGTGTCACCTCACCCTCGTGCAAATATAGTGGTAATTCTAAGACACTACAATAAACTTCATGCCACGTTAAAAATCTAAAATTAATTCCATGCATTGCACATACGTGCTTAAATTCATTTTTGTAAAGATTATATACATTCTCGCCATGCAAGCTAAGTTCACGCATACACACTTCTATATTTGCAAGAGTAATCTCATCCTTCTGCATTCCGCGCTTCGTCCACTGTACAATCTCCAATACTACATCTATATCCAGGGGAGCAATAAATCTCTGTGCCATCTCACTCCATACAAATTTTCTTTTGAGAAAAGCCACTTCACTCAATGATCTTACGGTATAAATCTCCCCCGTCTTTCTCTCATCAGTATATACATGTCCTATTTGTTTAAATTTCTCGGTTATTATAATTTGATTAAACCACTCTCGAATCATTTCACAAATCGCTATTAAATTGTCGTCACCATAAGAAACGCAAGCAACAAACTGATTAAATTTCTCCATGTTTGCCAACTCTCCAAGACGCAAATTGTTGTTAATTTCAAAATCCTCGGCCGCTAACAAATAAACTATTCTAATCACTATTGAGTTATAAATTGAATTTAAAATGGCCGTTATCGGGCAACCCGAAGGTTGCGAATGTGTAGCAGAATAAACGGTACCCTCGTTGACATGTACCGCATGTACCAAATGCGCCCACAAAGTTCTTCTAATCATCTCGTTTTCCTCGCCGTCGTTATACCATCTTTGTATTGATTCAAAAATGGCCCACAAAATTTGTGATGACAATGATCCGTCAAAATTTTCAAAATCCCCTGCAACAACTCCTACATTTCCCTTAGAATCCAAACCACGTGAACGCAATTTCCTAGCTATATTGTTCCAATCATATGAGTATACATTTGTGCCAGTCGATATCTCGTTGGAGTTCCTATTACGCATAATCCAAGCGGCAAAGCCCAGAAAATACATTCGGAACAAGATAGTAAAATGCACCGGTCCAGCACAAAAGACTCGAGTCTTTCCAGCCTTCACTTTCTCTAAGGGTCTTCTCTCATCCTTCAGCGTGTCCGTCCAATACACACCAGCCTGCTCACCGCGTCGACATTTATCTTCTAATTCCATGACGTCCCGTTCTATCTTCTTCGCTTGAGGTGTATCCAATTTCCATTCGTCGGTGCCAAAAGCCTCTCGCTTACCATTAGGATGATTCCAATCAACCACATAAGGAAATCCCAGGGAAGTCCCACGATTGATTGGTGCCATATATTCGTCATCAGGCACCCCACACACAGCCTCACAATAATCCAATTTCCTTCGATATTGTTGCGGACTAAGTCCACACGCATTGATGTTATAATTGTTTTCCACGTCATTCGTTGCGACTTTAATTAAAGTCGGTTGTATCCAAGGCACACTCTTTCCAAATTTAAGCAATCCCCTTTCCATGGGATCACCAGCTGGTCCGTCCTTTCGCAATACTGTCGGCATTGTCTTATGTTCCGTAACCTTGTCGAAGAAAACGCTAGGTGTTATCTTTGTCTTTGTTGCACCACGTATGTTGTATCTCGGTGCCATCTTGCCAATCACATTCAAACCTGCACCCATGGGTACAGAACCCTCACGTTCAGCATCAAGAGGGATTTCCTCCTCGATCATCTCATAGGGCTCAGTAAATATCTGTTGCGCGAAGGGCATTTTTGCGATGCCTTCTTGGATCATCTCAGCAGTTATACACTGTGAGAAAGCAACACCATTATCCTGGCCCGCCACGTGTATTCCGAGAATCTTCTGATCCGAATTTACATTTTGTAGCACAAGCGGTGCACCACAATCCCCAAATTGTGTATCTGAAAAATAAGCGTATATATCCCTGTATTTATATTGTTGGAGAGCCCCATCGATATTAATAGTATTGGTCGCATCAAAATGTGCGCCCACATCGTTACATGATATCATTGATGGAATAAAATGGGTCAAGGTTGACATTGTTCTATAAGAGGACAATATCGCAAAAAATTTAGAACTCTCCGGAAAATTTTTAAGATTAGATTGAGAGACAAAAGATTTAATAATTTTGGGATGGGCATGTACTTTATCATTAACGGGATCAAAACGAACCAAGGCGGCATCGGTGTCAAATCCGCCCTTCTGCAATCTCACCGCATTGTCCAGTCTACTAGCCGGAAAGGTAATGATGTTCTTACCATTCAAATTTGAAAGATACAAAAGTTCGTCCCTGTTTTTATTTATGCGCATAGCATCAATGAAATGCCATGGCATCAGTGCGGTAGTTCCCATAACAAAAAGCACATTTCCGTACATAAATTTGTCATCGTGTAAGGCATAAAGTGAATTTCTCATTATTCTACCAACAAGTTGCCTTCCATTTGAATCAGCATGTATTTCGTGTCTCAATTCCTTTGGTGTCGTCAGATAACTCGAATTCTCAGGTTCAGCAAGAGTTATCGCTATAAATTCTGAACCCTGCCAGTCTGGGTATATACAAGAGTAAGCCGTCAGGGCTTCCTGCAATGTGAATCCGGGCATGGCACTTCCGCCACAGTTGCGCAACAATTCTTCCAATTTATTTACACTCAAAGCAATCACTTGTTTGCGCATCATCTTATCTCCGCATCTTATTTCCATAATTTCACCCACGGTAAGACGTTGCCACTTACCAATAAACTTACGAATCTCCACGGTCTTGATTCCACTATTCACTTGATCCCAATACTCTTCATTAAGTCCGCAAGCCATCTCATGACTTGCATCATCCTTAGCCAACACACCTAATAATGCCTTAAGTGCCAGGTTGTCAAATTCCAACTTCCTTTCCTTATTTCGGGTGAAAATCTTCCTTTCAATACTGCTAACCTTTCTGTCGGTGATCTTGTCCTCAATCCAACGAACAATCGCATGATTTTCCTTAACACCAGTGACCACCTTCTCTGCAATTTCCGTTGGTGTTATTTCCGTCCTTACCTGTGGTCTCGTCGTCAGATTTACATTCGCACTAGAGGCACTTGCCTCAACTTTTACCAGAGGAACAGTCCTAATATTTACATTTGCGCTCGAAGCGGCCGTCTCAGCGGCTATTTTTGTGTGCGTCTCCGAGTCATCCAAATTTATCTCCTGCGTTCCAATCGTCATATTTGTCCCAATCACTTGAATAGGCATAGATTGAGCAACATGTTGTGTCTGTGAATTTCTTCTCCAATATTCCCGCAATAAATTTGCATTGTACACTTGTGACTCCGCATCAAAACCAAACTTATATGAAGCCGCAATAGTCCCGTCATGACTCATTTTATAACATGAAGGGCAACACACCAAACACATACTCGACAAAATTTGCAATGCAGCCGGATGATCCAATTCCCCAGGTGCACGCTCACAAGCGTCACCAAATGCACAACTTCCAAATAATGCCTGTTGTTTTGGTCTCGCCGACCAATAGATTTCCTGTATCTCACGAATATGTTGTTCAACCGCAATTTTTTCCTGTTTATAAAGTCTATCCAATTTGCTCGATGTATGGAATGATTTAAATAAATTTTTAGTAGTAATTATAAGAGCCGCGAGTCCGACAAAAAAAGTTAAATTAGTCAATAAAATAGTAACGGGAGTCTCGTCAAGCAGACTGGTCAATTGACCAACTGTACGTGAAAGATAACTACGGGCCCACTCATAAAGCAATCGGATGCAACTCTGTTTCTTAACACAATAAAATTTAGCCTGTTCACGCATATATACAATTTCTTCTGCATCCAAACAGTTAATCAAACTATAATTAATATTATTTATATTTATGATCCCGAATTCAGTAGCGCGCCTATGGAAAGCATACAAAGCAGGTATATAAGACAACTCTACCTCCAACAATCCGAAGAAATCTCTCTCATGTCCATAAAGTCGAACCTGCTCCAATATAAAATTCTGCATCAGGTGAAATGATAGCGCGTCCTCAGGGACCTCTAAGTCCACAACTCCGGGTTGATAAAAAGCATCCTCAAAATTATAAAGATGCGCCATACTAAATGTCTCGTCTACTTCTGGTGCGCGTTGTTCCTGGTGTTCCTCATTGGGCCCCATCTGATGTTCAAACAAACGTATATTACTAGCAAACTTCTCGTAAAAGTCCAACTTTCCCGTCTCACGGGCCACTAAATTTTGATCGTAGGTGCGCAAAATGGCAAGCAAAGCCGTAAAATCCAAAGGCTCGCCAATACTCTCGTCTGTCAGCATGTTGTATCGTTGGAATAAGTAATGATGTGGGCAAAAAGCCAATTCGTCCATATTTTCCCGTATGCAAATATCTTTACATTTTTGGCAAGGGTGTGCAATGCAAGCCGGATCCTTTCCGGTGCCAGTATGTTTCAGGCCCATGCTATCAAAATACTCACCATAACACCTACATTTAAGTTGTTCGCGATGTTTTGACCAACCACACAAGGTTGGATCAAGTCTCCTAACTTCCTGTCCATCAACTTGAATTACCTTCTCGTACGCCGGATTAGTTATTATTCGAAAAGCATTCATATTCAATCTTCTAACAGCAGCTTCAGGGCAATTCATGCTCGCAATAAATCTTGTAAAGTCCTTTTGTAGATTGGTGGTATACAAGCAAATCTCCGAAGAGAAGAATCTACCCTTGTCGTTGGTGTCAGCACAATGAACATGAGCCGGCGCGGTGTTGTTAACGCGGATGGCTTCCATAAATTCCGGTGATGGATTACCCGGCGTATCCTTCATTTGAAAAGCATCATCAAATAGCACAATTTTCTGTCCACAATAACCATCCCAATATTCTGTCTCATAATTTCTAACATAAATTTCGTTTCTATGATTGGTCTTGGTGCCGCGATTATCCAATAAAGCATATGCCAATGGTATCAACAATTCTGATTTACCACGACCAGACTCCCCGCTGAATAATATTGATATAGGAGCCTTTCTGGGTCCACCCTCATGTACCGATGATTTGCATACTATTCTGAATAAATCCTGCATATGTGGTTTCTGTGATAAAATTAAACGTTGTGATTCGGTTGGCAACGATTTCCATATTGAAGTAGTATGTTGCCACCTATACATCTGATTAAATAATTCCGTAACTTCGCGCACCGCCTCTTCGTCCTTACTAAGCGAAGTCCTGTTTGGCACCTGCATATAGTGCAAAACACGAGTTGACCATACCATAATTTCTCGCACGGTCCCTTCCTCTTTTATTAAATCCTCAGCCTTATAGTGCAAAAAAGTGATTTTAAATTGATCACTAACAACCTCAAAAGCCTTGCCTGCGCTATCCCAGATCTTCGTAGCGCCAGTAAATGCTTTCGGAATGGAATCCAATCTCTTAATCAGCGTTTCGTAAAATTTCTCTGTTGGTATTTGTGAAATGCCAAAAAATGCTAATATTGTGAAAATAATTTGTCCAAAAATCGAAATAGAATCCGTAACTCCGTCTTGTTGTCGAAAGCGAGCCAAAATCTGTTTAACCTTGGCTATAATTTTTTCGTGCCACCCAAGTAAATACATTATAAATAACACTAAAGGCACAACCGCATATTTAAAAGGTTGTGTCATCAAAACTATTAAAATAATAAACGTTATAGCGACAATATATGGGTGCATTTTAAGTTGTTCAAAAAAGCCGGTGATTCCATCAGAAATTTTCGTCATCTTGTCCTTAGCAGTTTCCATCAGCTGATATATCATATCCAGAGCACGTGATACCGTCGTCGTCGCGTCATTTGCTTTCTGCATCGTCTCTGGAAAATCCTTCATACCCTCTGCCAATTTCGCACTAGCCTCATCCAATCGCATACCAAATTCTGGAATTTTGTCTCCAAAATCATTCACTTTTCCAAAAAAGCTCTTGATTCCATCGAATATTTGATGTTGATATTCCAGTTCATTTATAGTCTTCCAACGCTTAATATCAACCTTCCTGTTAAAATTTTGCGTCTTCATCTTTCCCTCGCGTTTTTCTTCCAAAAATCGTGGGTCCTTCTTAGGTTTACTCATCTTTGATTGATTTCTATGGGCTTCCAAAACATGTTCCAATCTCGACACATCATCGAATTTCTGTCGGATTGTTTTCATTTGCTTAAGGGTAGCTTTAAGAGCGCTTGGGTTTATCTCTGTAGTTGTAGCCATGATCGTTGGGGGGTGGTAAAACGACACTCCGTAGTCGAACGTCTATTGCTTCTTGTATCCCCAATAGATTAGAATACGCTGGGAACTCACGCCTTCCAGCCGACGCTTTTATAGAGTTGTAGTTGTCTCTTTTAATAATAATCTTCTTCTTGATGTCCTATTTTAAAAACTTGTAATTCCTAGTTCGCTATCCGCGGTCATAGGCAAGGGTCACCCCTTGTTGTTCCAGTAACCGGTACACACTACACTTGGCGGAAGGTAAGCTTTCAACAGGTTGTTACAAGATGAATCTTATTAAGTGTCAACTTTTCTTTATACTGGGCATTGACACGCCAGAAAACATTCACAATATTTTTGGTTTTTATTTTTATACAAAATAACACATATATTAATATAATTATACATTCCTATGACTTTTATAATTATTTAATTAACGAATAAATATAATAAACACTAAATTAAAGAAAAGAGAGAGTTTTTCTAAGAACTCAATAACTATTAACCACGTATCATAAGATACAACTATGTTTGGAGTCTCTAAGATGATTATCCTCTCCAATCCAAGATAATCAAATAGGGTTATTCTTTCACCCACCAAATCAACTCGATTACGATCGCCTCGAACGAGCTAAGAGGTTCTCAGATTATCGCTAGTCTGACGGTTGCTTATTACCGACGGACAAATGTGTGCGTGCATATATAATGCACGC